CGGTGCGCAAAGATACGAAATAAACCCGGCATACCGTGAGAAAAGATGCCTGTTCGACCGGCGCGCTCTCCGTACCCCTTGCGGCCCGTGACGGTTTTTTCGCCTGAGCCCGGCTAATTATTACGCCGGGCTGCACAGTGCCCTCGACGACCTGTACGGCGATACCCTCCGCCCCGTAACACTGGCCGGGACATCCGCCCCGCGGCGGTTCCGGGCGGCAGTGTTCGAGCGGGCCGCCCGATGGCTTCACGGACGCGGAGAGTTCTCGCCCGACATGATGGAGGAGGAACCGGCCGCCGACATGGTGCGCGAAACCTACCGTATTATCCGCGAGGCGATGGACGCGGGCGTGGCCGACAACGTCATCCCCGCCGCAATGGCCCGAAAGCTGGATAACAGTGCTTTCCTCTTTTCAGGATTCAAGACCGCACAGGAGCTGAAGGAGGCCTCCCTGCTGCTGCGGGAGAAAGACGGTACGGTAAAAGGTTTCTCCCGATTCCTGACCGATATTCGACGTATCGACGCAAACTACAACGTGCGCTATCTGGAAGCGGAGTACAATTTCGCCGTAAGCTCCGCGCAGATGGCCGCCTCCTGGGCCGAAGTATCGCAGGACGGCGACCGGTACGACCTGCAATACCGGACCGCCGGCGACGACCACGTCCGCGAGGAGCACCGCGCGCTGAACGGCGTAACGCTCCCTCCGTCGAATGACTTCTGGCGCTATTACTATCCGCCCAACGGCTGGAACTGCCGCTGTACAGCCGTACAGGTACGCAAAGGAAAGTATCCGACATCCGATGCCGGGCAAGCTATGGAGGCCGGACGAAGAACGACCGATACCCCCAAAAAACGTATTTTCCGTTTCAACCCCGGTATCGACGGACAGCTTTTCCCGCCAAAACACCCATACTACAAACTGAGCAGGGAAGCGGCCGGACAGGTCAAAAAGGCCGTGAAGGCATTACAGGAAACGGCGCCCGAACAGGACACGGACACCGGGGTCGATTTGGTTCGGCTGCGCCGGCGCCGAAAGGAGATAAAGCAGGAGGCAAAAACATTAGCGGGCCGCACATTCTCCAACAGGACATTTGACAAACCTATATCCATTACCAACACCGATATTAAAGAATGGTTAAACCAGCCGCACAAACATATTGAGGCTAAAAATGAACTGTTGCTGGAAATCGGAGAGGTCGTACAGAATGCCGAGTATCTCGGAGCAGGTCCGGATAAACATATTCTGGACGTAACAGCACATTTTTTTGAAATAGAGATAAAAACTGAAAAATCATGGATTGTTGTAAGAGAGCATCCGGACGGGGAATGCCATATACATAGCATATCCGATAATGTAAGCATATTGAAACATATACAGAAAAAACCACCCGAAAAATAGTGCCCCCGGAACTGCAATCCGGCTAACACACTCTTCGGATGGTTTAACTGCCGTAAATATAACGTATTTTTTATGAATACGCAACTCTTATTCCGAAAAATTTTATCCGACCTTCGGGTGGAAGTGCTCGACGAGTTTAATAGCAACTTCACCCGCAAGGCATTCTTCGACCGGCCCTGGCCGGCGCGGAAAATGGATACGGGACGCGGCACCCTGCTGGTCGTGTCGGGAGCCATGCGCCGCTCCCTGCGGTGCACCGCCGCCCGCGGCTCCCTCTACTTCTCCTCCGAGCTGCCCTATTTCAGCATCCACAACCGCGGAGGAAAAGTGCCCGTTACCCCGGCCATGCGCCGTTACTTCTGGGCGATGTACTACCGCAACGTCCCGCCTGAAGGGGCTACCGGCAAACGGGCCGACCGCAAAAGCCGTACCGCCGCCTATTACCGCTCCCTGGCCCTGACTAAGAAAACGGAGTTCGACATCCCCCGGCGTCAGGTCGTCGGCGACCATCCCGCCGTCGGACGCATCGTCCGCGATACCTGCGAACGGAACGTGCGCGAATGGGTGGCGAAAAACATCGACCCGAAATTCACAAAAATGACACACAAATAATCCTTTTTCAAGTATGATTAAAGACACTTTAACGGCCGTAAAAGAGGCCTTGAAAACCGTCCCCGACCTGCGCTATACGGCCGAGGACTGGGGACAGCTCGATTTTTTCAACCAGCCGCCCGTGCGCTTCCCCTGCATCCTGCTCGACGTGGAGGAAGTACGCTATTCGGACAGCGGCCGGGGCTTCCAGCAGGGAGAGGCGTCGCTCACCGTCCGCGTGGCCGATAACCGCGTTTTCAACGGCTCTTTCCAGGCCCCCGCCTCACAGGCGGAGTTCGCCATGTTCGACCTGCTCCAGGCGGTGTATCAGGCGTTACAGGGCCTCTCCGGGCCGGGATTCTCGCCCCTGACGCGCTCCCGGTGCGTCCGGGCCCGGCGGGACGACGGTATCCGCGAGTTCCGCATGTCGTTCGACTTTGCTTTCACCGACGCGGACGCCGCGAAAAAACGGTAAGAACACGGCCGTTATTGCTCCGGCGACGCGTCGCCGTAACGCTCCTTCATCAGCTGGAAGGCCTCGATAAGAAATACGGCGCTCGGTATTCCCCTCCGACGGATAAGGGCCCGGATTTCATCCCGAACCTCTTCAGGCACCTTGAAGGAGATGCAGACACCTGCCCGGTCGCCTATCGGTTTACGACCGGCGCCGGGGCGGCGTACTCGTTTCTTTACTTGCTCCATGAGTTACGAAAACCAATAAAAATTCGTTTCATCCAATGTCTCCATATCCTCGACATAGCCGTCTTCTTCATCCACCGTAATGCGGCAGAGTTCGACGCAGTACACTTGCGGCCATGCCGTGTCATTGTCCATCCATCCCGAAATGTCTACCGGTTCATTGGCCGACAACTTCTTTTTTTCGTCCTCGAAAAAGGTCCGTGCCTCCTGTTCGTTTTCGGAAGCGAAAATCTCATTGCTTTCAACTGTCGGCCTTGTGTAGCGTACTGAAAAAATCTGTTTCATAATTTTCCCGTTTTTAAGCCCGGCGGCCTTGTTTAAAGGATTATTGTTTTTGATTACACTGCAAATATAGCGCTTTTTTCTTATTCGGTAAACTTTATAAGAGAAAAAATACAAAAAAAATTGCAATTAATTTTTCTATCACTGAAATACAGTCACTTACAAAAGCAAAAAAGGCGGCATTTTTGCCGCCTTTTCCGTCATTCCTCGTTTTCTTGCTCCTCCTGCAGCTGTCGCTGCCTGTGATATCGGTCGAGCAGGGCGCAGTCCTCCTCGGTCGGCAAAAGCGATTCTATCAGGCTGGAAATGCAGAACAGTGTATAAGTATCGGGCGGAATTTCTCCGTTCCAGCTCTGGAGGGCGGATAACAGCGCCTTCACCCGGTCGAGAGCCTCCGCGTAACCGTCGAGCTCGATTACCGCCTTGCGGTCGATGCCCCTACCTACGAGTTCCATAGTCAAGCCCTCCCGTGATTTTATTGACGATTCGTTCGCGCAGCTCCTTGTCCTCGATGCGGCAGACGTCGGACAGCAGGTCGATGACGCGCTCCGGCGTCAGGCGGTTGATGCGCCGGGCCGGATGGGCCGGAACCGCCGCCGGAGCCGCGACACCTTCGGCAACGGCGAGAACCAGGTCCTCCGCCCAATCCCGGAACAGCCGAGCACGTTCCGAACGGATGAAGAACCCCAGCCGAACGATGCCCCGTTTCGTCCACAAAAGGGCGTTATGCGGGATGCCGTTAGTGCCGTTAGGAATACTAACGGCGGCCGTGTAATGCTTTCCCTCCAGCAGTTCATCCGGATGTTGTAGTTTATGTTGCCTAATGGCGTACTCCGTTACGCCATACCCAGCGGCCACCTCGCGGGTAGTCATCAGAAACTCGTGCTGCTTGTTGGGCAGGATGTGCACCGTAACGCCCTCCGTTACGGTCATTGGCAGTAAGGTGCCAGCTGCATTCTTATTGACGGTCATGTTAATAAGAAAATTAATAAAAACAGCAATGCCCACCGTAGGTGTGACCGTCACTCACATACGTTGGGCATGAAGTCGCCGGATTCTTTCGTACCGGCCACCTTAGCGGGCATCGCTTAACTATCTACTTGTAACTTTGCCCAAGAAAATATATGAATAACGGTCGAGGGCAAATATAGCAATTATTTCAATTCATCGAACAAATCGAGTTGTTTGTGTGTCGGCGCGGCCACCTCCTGCGGCAGTTCGGCCTTGACATATTTCATATAAGTATTATAGCACATCCCGAAAGTGTCCCGGATATGTTTTCGCCAAATCGCCGCATAACATCTGTCCTGCCGCTCCGGCTCGTAGTGTTTCCGGGTGATTTCCTGAATAATACGCGCTCTCTTATAATATCCCTTCCTATTGTAGGCCATTTCCCCGGATTTTTGATTATCTTTGCAAAGAGTGCCGTTCTTTGCCTCGGATAATCGTGTCCGGGGCTTTTTTTATGCGTCAATTCACCGGGCCGGAGGCGGTCGGATTGACGACCAGCACGACCGGACGGGAGATTTCGCGGGCGGGGGCTGCCGATTCTTCGCGTCGATATACGTAGCCCTTGTTGTGCATCGAGCGCAGAAGTCGCTCGACCCGGCCCAGTTCCTCGACGGTCATTTCGTACAATACCTTGCCGGCGATGCGGGGCGAGGAGAGGAATCGGTTCACCCGGTTCCAGCACGCCTCCTTCGGCTCGCCCGGCTCGACATAATACACGCTCATGTCGGTAAGCAGACGGAGTACCCGGCTGCGGCGACGGCGCACGATGTCTGCCTCGCGGGCCTCGCGCTCGGCCGTCCGGCGACGCTTCTCATCTTCGAGGGTGTTGATAAGTCCCTGCAGTTGGCCGTCGGTCAGTTCCGCCGTGCTCGCCACGCCGTAGCCGGAAAGGATGTCCGCCTTCCGGTCGCGTATTCCGAGTTCATCGAGCAGCGCGTGGAAATACCTGTATGCCTTGTACCTGTCCATAATTGCTATTCTTTAGGTAAACACTTGTCTATCTGCATCCCTGCACGCCGTAAAATACGCGCGTGGTTATGGTTTCCGGCCCGGTCGGCCTCCTCGGCCATCTGGAGGACGGCCGTCATCACCAGTCCCGCCTCCTCGTCCGTCAGCTCCTGCACGGCAATGCCTGTATCCGTTCTCCGTGTTTTCATGTTCAATCTTCCAAAACATTCGGATTCTCCAACAGTTCTCGAAACCGGCGGTCGCGGGCTGCCTTCGTATCGAATTTTTCCAGCGTTACCCAATTCAAATTGCCGAGTTCCCCGGTCGGGCGCAGCATCTTGATGCGCGGGCGCGGCTGGTCGTCCGTGCGGATAATCGTAAAGCCTGCACGCAATACTTTCTTTTGTCCGTCCAATGTCATATCGTATGATTTTTAAGTGTTTGCTCCCGGCGGGGGACTCGAACCCCCGCCCAAGCCACCCGGCGGGAAAAAGAATTAGATAACCGCGAATTTGTCCTCGCGAACGATGTCGATGCCGCGGGATTTCAGAATCTGCCTGACGACCTTATCCTGGCTATCATACAAGACGCCGAAGTCACACGCTACCTTGACATACGCGGGCGGGAGCGCCGCCGCCAGTTCCGAACGGGCCGCGGTCGAGAGCGGCTTCCCCTCCTTGACCGGTTTTGCCGCGCCTGCTTTGATGGCGATAATGCCCGCTTCGAGGGCCAGCCGGCCGTCCGAAAAATCGGCCATGTGGTCGAGCCCGTAAGCCTCGACGACCGCCTCCGCGTCCTTCAGACGTCCGTTCAGTTCTGCGGCCTTGATTTTCAACTCCTTGACGGTGCGAACCGCCTCTTCTACCTGTTCTTTCGATACTTTTTCCATGGTTTATGTATGTTAATTGTAAGTGATTGTTATTTGTATTACGTTTGGCTCGAGCAACTTCCGCAGTTCTCGCCGCTTCTCCTCGCAGCCCCGGCATAGGTCGTAAAGGCGTTTTTTGACACCCACGACCAAATCTTCCGCGGGCCTACCAGCATTCATACGGAGGTATCGCTCGGTCCGGCGGATTTCCTCCTCAATAGCCGCTATTTCGGCTTCCAGACGCGCGAGAACCGCGTCCTCTCTCTTCATTCCGTCCATGTCATGCAGTTTTAATGTTATACATCTCCTTGAACAGCTCGACCGTCAGCGGCTCGCCCTGTTCGTCCGCCTCACGCATAGCCCGCTCCAGATAGTCGTGCAGTTCGCCGTAATTGTCGGCAATTCGGGAAAGCAGCTGCCGCAGTTCCTCGTCCTTTATCTGCTCCATAAAATCGAGATAGCGGCGGTCGATGGGGGCGAGCGCCGTCTGTCCTGCCTTGAACCGGCGGATAAATTGCGCCATGCCCTTTACCCCCTTGTTTTTCAGATTTTGCAGCGCCACGGCAAATTCCGGTGTGCCGACCAGCACGACCGGGACGACATACCGCACGCCGTCGTAAACGGCCTTGATGGCCTTGATACCCGTCCTTTTGAGGTTCTCGACCTCGTCGAAAATCAGGATAGGCCGCTCGCCCCGCATGGCACGTTCGCGCAGCGTCTCGCAGATGACGCGCAGCAGGGAGCCATTCTTCGCCTTCGTGTCGATTCGGAGCAGTTTGACGAGCTCGGCCAACACGTCGCGAAGCGTATCGCAGTCGTTCACCGTGATACGGTACACCCCGACGGGATTCGCCCCGCAAAACCGGTCGATTGCATAGGTTTTGCCGCAGCCCGTTTCGCCGAGAACCATGCGAGCCTCGCAGCGCTCGCGAGCCTCGTCGAGCGTATTGACGATTTGCACGTACTGCGTCGTATCCGCGTGCTGCCAGTACGAAGTCTCCAGCCGCATGCCGATGGCCGACGCCAGTTTCCGGAAAAACACGTCCTTTATCTCGGTATCCTGATACGTATATTTCCCTTTCGCGGCTACGCTGTAATAACTGGCGCTGACCCCCGCACGGCGGCAAAGCTCCGCGGCCGTCAGCCCGTTCATGCGCAGATAATCGTCCGCGGCGGACATGATGCGGTCTTTGATGCTGTTTTCCATTTATTTATTGTTTAATTGATTGTCTTTCTTTAAATTTTCTCATCTCACGGGCGAGATAGCGGGCCTCGATGGAGGCAGCCTCCTCTGCCTGCTGACGGTCCGCCTCGCGGGCGTCGCGCCTCTCCAGACTTCTCCGCCGGCGTTCTGCCTTCTTCTTGTCGTCGGCCGTGATGGAGATGCTTTGCTCGTATGCCTCGTTGATATCGCTTTTGCGCATTCCCAGCTGTACAGCCTCGTCGTAACCGTACCCCTGCATGTATTCGGAAGTCCGCAACAGCTCGTCCAGGGCCGTGTGCGGTACCTGGCGGTCGGCCTCTTTTCGCCGCCGCAGGTGCTCGCGGGCGGCCCGCTGTTCGGGGGTGGCCTCCACATACGAGGAGGAGGATTTCACCACGGGCGGACATGTCATAATGTATCGTCCGTCGATGCTGTATAAATCTGCGCCGCTCTCGTCGTACACCACCTGCACGCGGCTGTCGTAGCCGTTGCCCGTCGCTCTGGCGATGGCTTCAGCCCCTGTCCCCGCATAATCGGGGATTTCGTACATACACGTAGCCGCAGCCCCCTGTGGGGTGACGAAACCACGCATGCGCTCTATGGAAAGCGTCGTGCGCGTTCCGAAGATTTGCCGCAGCTGCCGTTCGTCCATAACCTGGCAGGCGGGATTTTTCTCAGCAAACCGTTCGGCAGGAGTTCTTCCGTCGCCCCCGCGGCGGTTGTTCCATGCCTCGATGCGCTCCTCCAGTACGGCTATCGCTTCCGCATAGGTCGGGTAATCGAACACACTCATATTGTCTGTATTCGCCCGTCCTTCTATGGATGCGTCGTGCGAGCTCCGCACGAACTCCCTGCACGACCGCAGAACAACTTTTTTAAAGATGTGGAAATATTTTTCAGCGGGATTCGCCTGTGAATTTCCCGGTTCGATACGGCGCACGCGATTGAATACCGTCGCCAGCCATTCGCGGCTTGTGTCTTTCGAGAACGCCGAGGCGTTATCCGACACGAACTCGAACATCGTCCGCCGTCCGCCTGCATCGACGGCCATACGCACAGCATCCTGCACGATGTCGAACGATTCTTCACTCGACCCTTCCGGGGCGATTCCCCAGCCGGCAATGTAGCCGCTGGCTACATCCGTAATCATCACTACGTACAGGTTGCGCGTGCGCGTCTGTTCTTTGTATATGCCGGTCTTTTTATCGCGTGCCCGCTCGGTGTAACGGTAACTTATCAAACCGGAACCGTCGCCGCAGAACAGCGAGTGTGCCCAGGTGAGCTCTTCGGTAGGTATGTACGTAAGATAGTGCTTGTTATAGTAGTCCGTTCCGTGGCGGAACAGGTCGAATTTCAGACGGTTAGGGAGCGACGTAAGACTTCGGCAAAAGGTGCGTTCGGCAACCGGTTCATATCCCGCCTCGCAAATGGCCGGGACGTATTTTTCGCGGTAAAGGGTCGTAAGCGCTTCCTTTTGCGGCCCGTCGAGGTTGACGTAGGCCATCAGCATGATAGCTTGATGCGCGTCGAACCGATATATTTCGCCCGTCTCGTGGTCCACGACCAGCGATTTACCCACTATCCGGCGGTTGTTATTGCCGATTTTAGCCGATATTATCCATCGGCGTTGTTCCTCCGCCTCGGCCGGGAATCCGCGCAGTTTCAGCCGGAGACTTTCGCCGGTGGTAACGCGGAAATTCGAGAGCCGCAGGTCGGCGAGAACGGCCGCGCACGTTCCGTAAAATGCCTCCGCGGTCGGCAAACCGTACTCCGCCGTCCGTCCCTCGCGGACGGTCGCCGCGATGAACCGGCACCACGCAAGGGCACGAGCATAATCGCGACAAACAGCCACGCTTATCTGAAGGCCGCTTTGCGTCTGAATCCAAAGCGCGTCCGCATTGTCCGTCAGCTCCTGTGCCGCGGCCGTCAGTATGCCGCGCAAGGCCGCCTGCCGCTCCCGGCTCCTGGAGAGGTTGCGCCCCTCCACCTCGGCCAGCAGCTCATCTTTCGTGGGGAGGCAGTCACGGTAACAGGCGGGCTTCCTGTTCGGTATCGTGTCGATATCGTAGTAGTATTGCCCGCCTTTGCGGCCCCATCGCCACGATTTGCCGGGCTTCGCCCCCAAAAAGAACTCGTCCTGTGCGGCAACCGCCTGCCACGAGGCCGGAAGGGACTGCTTGTAACGGTCCCGGCAATGTGTTCTTAGATAATTATCGTCAACCCCGCAACACTCTACTACCAAACGCTGCGATACCCAGACGGTCGTGCCGTCCGTGGTCTCGCGTATCAGTATGTCGTTCGGTAATAGCATCTCTTTAAAATCCTCTTTAAACCTCTTTAAAGCGCGGTTTCACCCGCTTTTTCTCGTTGTTCCCGCCCCGGTCTCGCTCCGGGCGACGGCCTTGCACCGCTGCGGGATTTTGATTAATTTTGTACTGAAAATTTTATAACAATATGGGCCGTAAAGACATTTTACTCCTCAAAATATTCGGCGAACAATATCTGGAAGTCTTTTTTTTGGATTCAACACTGAAGGCGTTTAGTGACGGAAAACCGCATCTTGATATTACTGCACCGACCGAAGAAGTAAATATCCCATATGTACGCTCAATTAAATACCTGCTCAATAACAATATGTTAGAAACAGCGGGCGAAGGATATCGAATAACCGCTGTCGGCAAATTGCATCTTTCAAAAGGTGGTTTTGTTAAGGATTTCATTTTTAGTAAATTAAAAGATATATCCTATGTTTTAGGAATCATTCTTTCACTGCTGTCTATCATCGTTATCATCATATCCGGGCATGACTGACTGTCCGATTCGTTCACAGTGTTTTATATAAGCATCGATAAGCGCTTTATCATATTTATAGGGCCGGAACAGATGCTTGATGATGTCTATAACACTCTTTAACATAATGGCTCGCTAAGTTTCTGTTCCCGTATCTTTTTCCCCTTTTCTATTTTATGCCCGCAAATCCAAAGCGTAAAAGATGAATATCTGAACGACCACCATAACAGGCGTAAGCCTATTACGAAAGCATCTTTCCGTCGCCTGATATTCAAGTGTACGTATTCATGCTGTGCCTCAAATTCCTGCATCTGTTCTGATTTTAAATGCGTTAAAAAGAAGTAGTCAACAACACGACCTTCTGAAGCATACCCGTCAAAAGCGGTGAACAAACTGATATTCAGTGATGCCGTATCTTTCCGGTGTAAACATCGTCTTTCGGCAGATAAGCAGGCCAAATAGGCGATATTCTATGCGTGTACCCACGACCCGCCAGGCGTCATCGGTTTTGCTAAGAATTGGTTTGATGATTTTTGTAATCATAACTGTTTTGTATTAAATGGTTTGAATCGTACCCCGCCCCGGCATCGCTCCGGCAAAGACGTCCGTTCGTAGCGGGATTCCGTGCTATTCCAGCTCGGCGATAATTCGTTTTTCACGCTCGGATAATTCCCAGACGATGACCGTCGCTTGCTTCGCCGCCTGTTCGTAAGCCTCGATTTTTCGCGCCGTGGCCTTATCCGAAAGGAGATATCCGCCTCCATAAACACC